TATCTGGTAGGAAATACATTATACATTCGTATTGTCATTATGCATAACTATCATTACGTTTATCATAAAGAGACAGACGAACAAGCCTTTCGATTACAAGAAGGTGAGTTTGAAGGTGTAGTCTGGAACTACCGTGATGTTAAGTTGCCTATACACGATGAAGATGGCAACAGATTAAATTTAGAAGAAGTTGAAGCAATACCATTGACATTCGCCTATGATGTGTTGTATAATAAAGATGGACTGGTCAACGAGGAATCTGTAGAAAGATTTAATAATATACTTGGTGACATTTTATTAACAGTAATAGAGGAAGGTTTAGAGAGTGACCAAATCATTATCAACCCCGAGACTGGAAACGACGATACTGAGCAATCTGATTTATAATGAGGATTATGCCAGAAAAGTTATTCCATTTATAAAAGAAGAATATTTCCAAGATGGTATTGAAAAGGTAATATTCAAAACGATCTGGCAGTATGCCGATCAATACAAGAGTGCTGCGACAGTATCAGCACTTGCCATTGAGTTACAGAAGGCAACACTCAATGACGAACACTACAAGACCGCTCTAGAATATCTAGAGAGTTTAGAAAAAGACGACTCTGGTTTAGAGTGGTTGACCAATCAAACAGAACAGTGGTGTAAAGACAAAGCAATCTACAACGCTGTTCTCAACAGTATTCATATCATTGAAGGTAAGGTGGACGATACTGGCCCCGATGCGTTACCAAGTTTATTGTCCGATGCTCTATCAGTATCGTTTGATAAACACGTTGGTCACGACTACATAGAACAATCTGATGACCGATATGAGTTTTATAATCGTTCAGAAGAAAAGATACCATTCGATTTAGATTTCTTTAATCGTATCACCAAAGGTGGTATGCCAAACAAGACATTGAATATTGCTATTGCCGGTACTGGTGTTGGTAAGTCATTGTTCATGTGTCACGTTGCGGCATCAACTTTGATGCAAGGCAAGAACGTATTGTACATTACTATGGAAATGGCAGAAGAAAAGATTGCCGAACGTATTGATGCCAATCTAATGAACATCACTATGGATGATCTACACGACTTACCAAAACATATGTACGAAAGTAAGTTTGATAAAGTCAAAAAGAAAACTCAAGGTCAGTTGATTGTTAAAGAGTATCCGACTGCATCTGCGCATTGCGGACATTTTCGTTCTTTGTTCAATGAACTAATGCTGAAAAAGGATTTTAAACCAGACATTGTGTTTGTAGATTACATCAACATCTGTGCGTCAAGTAGATTTCGTGCTGGTGCGAATGTAAACTCATACACATACATCAAGGCAATCGCTGAAGAAATGAGAGGTCTTGCTGTAGAGTTTAATGTTCCAATATTTTCTGCTACTCAAACAAATAGAACTGGTTTTGTTAGTACAGATATTGGACTTGAAGATACATCAGAGTCGTTTGGTTTGCCTGCGACTGCTGACTTTATGTTTGCTTTGATACAGACAGAGGAACTAGAAGAACTCAATCAGATGTTAGTTAAACAGTTGAAGAATAGATATGCTGACCCAACATCAAACAAAAAGTTTATCATTGGTGTAGACAGATCAAAGATGAAATTGTATGATGTGAACCAGACAGCACAAGATGATATGGTCGATACAGGCCAAGATGAGGAGATAATTGATAGGTTTGCAGACTTCAAAGTTTAAGCTAATTTAGCAAAGGGCCCGAACTCTGATTTACCTACTGCACCTTTCTTTTGGGCATAGTAGTATAGGTCTTCCATAAGTTCATCTAGACCTTTTCGTTTTACCTTACCTTCTACCTGTATAAGAATGTGAGCAAACTCTACGATTTGCATAACGGCAGAAGTGCCCTTTTGTAATTTGCTATCACGACTTGCTATGAGTAGATCGGTTGGAAACTGATCTATGTTCCAACCATCAAGATTAACCCACCGTGTCTTTTTTATTTGATTGACTACCTTTACCCAGTAGTTGAAGTTAGAGTCACCTTTACTTTTGGGTAGTTTGTTTTCCATATCTTGCCATGTTGGTAGTGAGTCTAATCTTACACCAGATAGTTGTAGTCTTTTCAACATTAGGTTCTTAGGTACTTTACCTAACATAGCTGTGGCTGCCCCTGCTGCTTTGAACTCATAAGTGTTGTTACCAACACCGGTGGTGTTACTACCAGTCCTCATTATTCCTGTTTTTATATTATTATTTGTTACTGAGATTTCAGCAGTAGACTTTGTAAATTTTCCATTGTCCATAGGCAAGTTCATTTTGAATTCGCCTATCGCTATCTTAGGAAGATTTTTCAGTTTAGTTTCTAAGTTTACTAGTTCCCATTTCAACCCGCCAGGTTTACCACTACTTTTCTTGAGTGATATGCCTGCGATGATATGATTTTTATAAGCATATCTCAATACATCATTTAGTTCTTTGATTGTTCCACTAGTTTTTAACTCTTTCATAACCTCTTGATATTTACTGCCACTTTGAACTAACCAAATGTCTGCTGGGTTCCAACTATCTTTTTCAGATATTTTTCCAAAGAAAGGCCATTCGCTTGCGTTTGGTGCACCGCCAATAACAATCTTTACAATGTAGTCCATAAAGGTATCATAATCAAATACATCAAACTTATTGTTAGGTAGTTTTGTTGTATCTCGTATTTCGTTAAACTGCAATTCAAAGTGGGCTGTCCAGTCTTTTCTATCTGGATGGTCTATGTCTGGATAAATCTTTTTAAGATGGTCGTTGACCAATGCTTTGAATCCTTTTTGGTCATACTTGGGTCCTCTCTTACTCAAGACTTCTTCAAAGATGCGCAACGTCACCTTTTCTTGTTCTTGTGTAGAAGGGTTCTTTGATGTTTTGCCTGAACCACCTCTAGCCTTTTTGCTTGTTGTATCTAGTTTAAATTGAAAAATAAGTTTACTACCTATTACCTCATAGTAAATCATAACAGGTTTGCCTGGGGGATTTTCAAAGAAAACATCTTCCTTACCAGGCGCTAATTGTACACCACCTTGCCTTGGTTTATTGATTTGTTTTCTAACAAGGTCTAAATTTGCAGGGGACATATAGACATTATATGTTTTGCCTGTAGGAATAACTTTGGGTGTATCGTCGCCGAAGAATGCTGCTGGGTCTATCTTAGAAGCCATCATTAGTTTCTTGAAGTAAGCACTAAATTTTCTGCCAGTGGCAGGCATTCTTTCAAGAGTTTCGTCTAGAGTAAGTTCTTTTGCCATATTATTATTTATAAATAGCCTTGTATTATCTTAAAAAATATGATACCATTATAGTATATGAATAAACTTTTAGGGCTAACCCACAAGCATCACAAGACACCAAAATCTTTAGGTGGCACGGACGATGAAGATAATATGGTGGTCGGAAATAAATGTATAACTTTACTCAGTATCTAACCGAAGATAAAAACACTCATTTGGAACATTTAGAGGATTCCATTTTAGATGATGGTGTGTCTGGTGGTAAGAATGCCATATCATTTCTAATAGCCTTGAGTGATATGCTTCAGGGTCACAGCAAACGAAAGATGAATGTAACCGTGAAGTGGGATGGCGCCCCTGCTATCTTTGCAGGTACGAACCCAGAGAATGGAAAGTTCTTTGTCGGCACGAAGTCAATCTTCAATAAGACACCTAAGATAAACTACACAGTTGCCGATATCAAAAAGAATCATCATGCAGGACTTCAAGACAAACTGATACCTGCTCTAAAGTATTTTCCACGACTAAACATTCCAGGTGTCTGGCAGGGTGATCTACTCTACACACAAGACGACCTCAAGAAAGCAAACATTGGTGGTGATGACTCCGTTATCTTCACACCAAACACAATCACATATGCTGTGCCACTAGAGTCAGACATCGCTAAACAAATAATCTCGGCAAAGATTGGTGTAGTCTGGCACACAACATACAGTGGTAACACAATGGACACTATGAAGGCTAAGTTTGGGGCCAACGCTAAAAAGTTAGCCAAGTCACGAAACG